ACCTGAGCTATTCCGTAGAGTGAGAAGGTTGAGCCTGCCACCATAGTTGTAGCGTTTTGTGGATAAAGAGTAATGCTAGTAATCGCAGCGTTATTAGACCAAAGACCAGCAAGCATTTGCATATAAACAGTAGTTGTATTTGATTCTGCTGCTGAGTTGGCTGAATAAGATTTATTCTGTCCAGTCACTCTGTAATTTGGAATGTAGATTTCAGTGCTTGAATAAGTGTTTGCTGTTCCCGATGTTCCAACTGTATAGCCAATGCCATCTGTAACGGTTGTTGAACTAGCAGATGAGCCTGTTCCAAATAGAACTCTGCCTGCAAGACCCGTCGAGCTACCGTTAATCCTCATACCAAGGTTCACGGATACTGATGCAAAATCATCCCGAACTGATGCAACAAGCTTCAAATCTGTGTAACCGCTCTGAGGGATGTTGTCGAAAGTCACCGAAGCTGCGCTTTGAGTAAGTTCAATAGTTTCTAGTAGTACGTGATTTCCTGCCATTATCTATCTCCCTTAAGCCTTTAAGTATCTGACAATTACGATGCCTGAGCCGCCGTTACCGCCAGGAGCTTCAGCAGTTGCATATCCACCACCACCACCACCGCCACCTGTGTTGGTAGTGCCGTTTGCGCCAGCGCTATTGCTTTTAGTTCCTGCTCCACCGCCATCTGTTGCAGTTCCTGCGTTTTGGATTTGACCAGTAAAAGCACCACCACCACCGCCACCTGCATAGCCAACAGGTAATCCTGAATAACTAGATATAATTCCAGCTCCACCGTTTCCAGATGCGTTAATTCCAGTACCACCTACTGCGCCAGCACCACCGCCACCACCGCCTGTACCACTTGCATCAGTAGATGGTGCATAAGCTACGCCACCGTCATTACCTTCTCCTGATGTACCAGTTCCAGCAGTACCACGCGGCAAGTTAGCTGCGCCAGTACCTCCACCAGAACCACCGTTAGCGCCGTTCTTGAATCCTGGGTTCTGTCCAGAACCTGCGTAACCGCCACCTGTTGATGTGATTGATGCAAAAACTGAATTAGCGCCTACTGTTCCATACGATTGACCATTAGCAGCACCAGTACCACCAGCACCGACTGTTACTGAATAGTTAGTTGTAGATAAAGAAAGTGCAGTTGCAGTTCTATATCCACCACCACCACCGCCACCACCAATGCCACCACCACCGCCACCGCCACCAGCAACTACTAACACATCCGCGCTGATTGACTGTGTTGGTGCGAAGGTGCCGTTACCAAAGAAGGTGTGATAGTAATACTGGCTATCTGATGTGATGTAACCACCAGTTGCCTTGGCACCGACTGAAGTTGCTGCGATGCCATAGATTGTGAAGGTTGAGCCGACTGCAAAGTTTGCAACAGAAGCAAGTGTTAGCAATATTGTTGTGATTGCAGCAGTATTACGCCATAGTCCAACAGCTGCTAATGTGTATGAACCAGCAATTCCTGAGCGAGATAATATAGTTTTATTTGTAGTTGTATTGGAATAATTCTGAAAGTTAATTGTAGCCGCATTGAAAGTTCCTGCTGCTGTGCTTCCTCCAGCAATTCCGTCAACTGTTGTTCTTACTTGATTTGAAATACGATAAGAACTAGCACTACTGCCATCGCCAAGTAACCGTGTGAATGAATAGTTTGCTCCAGCAGTATCACCATTTACCTGAATGTACATTGAATCATCTGCAGATCCATTTGTAGACCTGCCTGAAACAACCAAAACCAAATCCGTGTACCCCTGTGGGATAGATGAGAAGGTCACTGACGATACTGCGGTGCCAAGTGTCTGAGTTTGCAGGGCTACGTATGTGTTAGTTGGCATATTATTTTACCCCATAAAGTGCGAAGGAAGAGTGTTCTTGAAAGTTTGGACCGACTTCTGGAAAAATTCTAATAATATTAATTGCTGAATTAGATTGCCAAAGACCAGAGTAAACTCCCACTCTCTGCCCTACGCTTCCGTTACCATTAGTATCATATCCAAATAATGAGCGAATAGTCTTATATTTATTAGTGTTAGTATAATCTAAAATATCTACAATGTTTGCAGTAAACATACTTGTAGCAGACTGCCCTGAAATAGAACCAATTCTTGCAGACGAAGTTGAGGCAGTCGCACTAGCAACTGCATTGCTACCGTCACAGTCTAAATAATGCCAAGAGTAATTATCTCCTGTATCAATATTTGAATTACCTACTCTTGTAAAATAACCATCTGGAAAACCTGAGCGGCTAGACTGAGCTAACGCGCGAATCTGCAAATGCTTGTACCCAGTTGGGATACCAGAAAAGGTAATACTAGATACGCCACCAGATGGAACAGTTACGGAAGCCAAGGCATCGTATGCACCGGCTGGACTCCACGTATTAAGTTGCCCCGTTATTCCAGAGGCAATAACGCCAGTTAGAATAGGGGACATTAGGCTATGTCACCAACCACGTAGAATACAGATGCAGATTCAGCCACGATAGTTGCCGCTGAGTAGCGTGCTCTTAACTTAGGTGCAGTTGCTGTAGCGCCGACAGAGTTAATTGTAACTCCAGCACCTTGAGCAAATGTAACTTGACCAGCACCCTTTTGGATTACGGTAATTCTATCGCCAGCAGAAAATACTGATGGTGGGATAGTAAGGGTAATTGCTCCAGCGTTGTTGGCTGTAACTACATTGTCTGCGTCTGCAAGTACTAGTGTGTATGTTGTACCAGTTTGTGCTGAGATAAAGTTACGTTGCTTAGATAGTGGGAAACCGCCAGCGGTTGAACCATCGTGTACGACTACTACTTCTTTGTCAGTATCAACTGTTACTTCTGCTAGAAGACCTGTAAAGGATGCATGTTGTGCCGTAGTTCCTCTACGACGTTGGAATGCGAATGGCATTATATTGTTCCCCAATCTGAGAGGCTAACCCACGAAGCGGCACTTCCGTCTGTGGTTAAAAATTTGCCAGAGTGTGTTGTCTGGCTTGGTACTACATAGATGCTGGAAGTATCAAGAGATACTGTCACAGCACCTGCTGTACCACCACCGCTTAATCCTGTTCCTGCTGTTACTGATTCAATATCTCCGCTTGTTGCCATAACTGTCCAAGCAGAGCCTGTCCAGACATACATACCAGGAGTTGTTGTATTAAAGTAAAGTGCTCCAGTTAGTAGAGCATTACCGTCATTATCTACCGATGGGTTAGAAGCCTTTGGGCCAAGGTAACGGTCATCGAATGAATCAAGAGATGCAGCCGCAGATGTAGCACTTGCTGCTGCTGCAGTTGCAGAGTTTGAAGCATTAGTTGCTTGAGTTCCAGCAGTAGTTGCGCTATTAGAAGCAGCAGTTGCAGAATTAGCTGCGTTTGTTGCTTGGGTTGTTGCTGCGCTTACCTGAGCATTAATTCCGATATAAGTATCTGTTGTTGTATCTGACTCAGTGATGCTACCCATATCACGAACTAGACCACGACCAGTCTGGTCAACAATTGCTGTGTAAGAATTGCTTGCGCTAGTAGCAGAACCAGATGCTGATGTAGCACTATTTGATGCCGAAGTAGCGCTAGAAGCGGCTGCAGAGGCAGAAGAAGCTGCATTTGTAGCCTGTGTAGTAGCAGTAGTTGCCTGATTAGTGGCAGTAGTTGCTGAGTTAGAAGCAGAGGTAGCAGATGAGGATGCATTAGTCGCTTGAGTAGTTGCTGTTGTAGCAGAGTTAGATGCGTTAGTCGCCTGAGTGCTTGCTGTGCTAGCAGAAGATGTAGCAGATGAAGCAGAGGCGGTAGCACTTGTTGCACTAGCGGCAGCCGCTGTTGCACTGTTTGCTGCAGCAGTTGCGCTTGCAGAGGCTGCTGTTGCAGACCCGAGGATTCCGTCTACGTAAGTTTTGTTAGCAGCATCCCCACCAGCAGACGGGGCTGAAAGACCAGTAACCGCTGCACTAGAAACAGTTCCGCCGTTAATGGTTGGACTAGTTAAAGTTTTATTAGTCAAAGTCTGAGTATTGGTTGTACCAACTACAGCACCAGTTGCGCCGTGTCCAGTTGATTCATTTACGTGAATATTAGACTCACGGAAGTCACGGCCAATAGCCATGTGACGTACTTTAGCTCCGGCAGAGTGTGGAATAGCGGTAGTTCCATCTACACCAGCACCACGTGTAATTGTAAGAGTATTACTTCCTGGGGCACTAGGCGAAATTACATCTACAATTTCTTCAAGAGATGTATCTGGGTCAATAACAACAGTAAATGTCTCACCTGCTGCTGGAGTAATTCCGCTAAGCAGAGAGGATGCAGAAGAAACCACCATTGTTGTTGAACTGTTATTGAGAGCTGAGACGAGTGTTACTTCCTGGGAAGTGGAGGAATATTTTCTTATTGGCATGGATTAGTACCTCGTGTAGTGGATTCGGGTTGGATAAAGGTCTTTGAGTTTTGCAGATTCTTCCTTGAGCCTCTGGGTATACAACGCCAAGAAGAAGCGTGAGTTCGACGCACCAGAACCATATTGAATCTTTGTATCCGCATTATCCGCTTCCGCAGATGAGTAGTTCAGACGTCCAGCATCCATAAACGATGCAAGGCGATAAGCTGCACCATAGACAACTACATCTTTAACCGAAGTACCAAGTCCGGTTACTGTCTCAAATACTGCGTTAGATGCAGAAGCTGAAAGCGATGTAGGTATCTTTGTATATGTAATCTGAATTGTTCGTCCAGCATCTACATTGTCGTAAATTGTAATAGTGTTTCCTGTTGGGAAAGATGCTGTGTTAGCCATTGAATCCTGTCGCCAGTTACGCAATGGAAGCCACTCTTTTGTAGGTCCGATTGTAGACCATGAAATGTTTTGAATCGACTGCACTTCTGCAGGAATTGGGTAAGTATTAACTGTTGTATTATACGTAAAGGTATATGTACCAATGGCGTAGAGGGACGGATACAGCCCCTCTATCGCTTCATTGATAGCAGTTTTTACAGACTGTCTTGGGAAAGTAGGAGCAATAGTTACCTTAGAGTTAACGGTATGTAGTGCTGCAGTTGTTCCCTGAAAGCCACGACCATAAGGTGCGGCAGTTGCTGTTGATGAAATTCTGTCGTATGTATCTATCCAGATAAGTTCATCGTCAATTTCAATAGAACCTTTGCCAATGTTTTGTACGCTAGAAAGACTCAAAGAGAGCCCACTAGCCGACAATTCACTAGTTAAGTGAGTTGTTCGGTCTTGTCTTAAAGTGTATCCTGATAGTTTAAGCAGAACGTCATCTACTAAACCGGCATAGGTTATTGTCATTGTTATCCTTAAATTTGATTACTTATTTTTTGCTGCTGCTGCAGCTGCTTTAGCTTTCTTAACTCTGTCTGCTGCCTCTTTACCACTTAAAACATTTCCTACAGCACGACCTGCGCCAAACACTGCTCTAGCAAATGGGTCAGTTGTTCCTGACTTCTTAGCAGCTGGCTTTACAGCAGCTTTCTTTGCAGTCATTCCCATTCTTGAAGCAGGTCCTCTATCTGGCATCTTAGGAGCGGCTTTGCCCATATCAACCTTAGCGCCTCTAGGAGTTGCCTTTGGAGCAGTAGCATTTGCAGCTGCTGATACGCGGCGAGCACCGTACATACGTGTAAGTGCTTCCTTCATTTCTGGGTTAGCCTTTGAAGCACCAGCTAGTGCCTTAGTCATACCCATCTTCTTAATGTTATCGATTGTTGCCTGTGATACTTTAATCTTTGCAACGGCCTTTTTAGTTGGCCCCATTTTTTCTTTCATTTTACCATTTCACCTTATCTGCCCAATATGCGGCACTCATTTTTCCTTTATTGATATTTTTTGCATGACGCGCCTTAAAGGATTTGCGACGCGCTGCGTTTGCTGCAGACTCTCCAGCTTTCTTAGGTGAGCCAGACACGCCTTGTTGTCCAAAGCGAATGGTCTTGACCTGGCTACCTACCTTAGCCACAACTACGTGTGACTTAGTAGGGTGACTAGGAGTACGCTTAGGCTTGTTAAAGCCTGCTACTCCTGCCCTAGTTAATCTTGAGTCTTTCATCTGTAACCTGCTGTTTTCTTTGCGATTGCTTTAGGTTGTCTTACGAACTGCTTACCTTTTTTATTACCTTTGGCTTTAGCCTTATTGGTAGCGGCCTTCTCTGCTGGACTTAATGCAGACCAAGCAGCAGCAGGTAGATATCTTTTCTTTCCCTTTGACGGCTTGCCATCAGAAGTCTTCCACTTCTGTGCAGTCCACTTCTTGAGCGACTGTTGAGATTTGGCAAGTGCCATTATTTGTACCCTCCGCCTGCTTTCTTATACTGAACAGCAAGTAGTTGTGCTTTACGAGCAGACCATTCTCCAGGGTCTCCACCCTTTGAACCGGCTTTAATCTTCTTAAACAAAGACGCTCTCATGCCAGGCTTGGTATAATTACCAGCAGCGTTAACTTTAGATTTTGTCTTTGCTTTTGGCATTATTTCTTCTTAGCCTTAATCTGCTTAGCCTTAATTTGCTTGGCAGTCTTGTCGTCATAACGACGACCTTGGAAAAGTGCACCAGCAAGTTGTCCTGCTTCTTGCTTGATATTTGATGGACCAATCTTCATTCCTTTAGGAAGTGGTCGGTTGCCATTCAAATACTTATCAAGAGCGTTGCTTGTATTCTTTGCTGTTTGACCAAGTTCTTTCTTGAGGTTATCTAGATAAGATACTTTCTTAGCCATAATTACATACCGCCGAATAGTCCGCGCTTTGGAGCAGCCTTCTTCATGGTCTTCTTCTTAACAGCCTTCTTCATTGGCTTGCCTGTCTTCTTGGCTTCCATCTTTGCTGCCTTCATACCCTTAGCTGTGTATGCGAATTCTTTCATTCCTACTTTTGGCATTATATTGCTCCCACTTCCTTGAGTTTAGATACTGTCTTATTTTGGATTATTTCTGTACTGCCCATGGTGTTGGCATCAAATGCCTTACCCATAACATCGGAGGCACGTTGTGCTTCACGAATCTTTTTCATAGTTGTACCAGCAGGTTGAATACCTTGAGCTCGCGCTGAACGGTAGGCTTCTAGTTCGCCTTCCCACTTTTTATTGCTGGTCTGCTTCTGTGAGGAAGCATCTCCTGAGTTGAGTTGAAGTCCGATTACCTTGCAACCAAAGCAACCATCAACATCCTCTGGATGTGTTTCTCTGTGTTTCATACCGTCTCCACCGTGTATCCCGCTGCTTCTAACTGAATCTTTTCGCCTTCACTGACCTCATAGGAGTAGCCACCGATATAGGCAGCCTGGGCAGATGCCACTTCTTCTGCTGAGGGATAGCGGAGTTCATAGTAAACTCCGTCTATCTTGAGGACTGATATGCCCCTTACGAGCCTGTAACGGCTGAATAGACGCCCTTCGCCAGCAGGTCCTTCGCTGATTGTTGGTGTCGTGAATCTGTATGCCATTTGACCTCCTAAGCCGTTTTATGGATAAGGCTAGAGTTTCCCCTAGCCCTACCCATCTAAATACTTAGATTATGCACGAACTGATGAAGCTGTCTCGATGCGGTATAGCGCCTCTTGACGGTAGATAGACCAGTTGATGATACCGTGCCATCCGACAGGACGGAAACGGTTCAACTTGTCGACAACGTTACCAAACTCAATGCCTGGTTCCTTCCATACTGCCTCAGCAAGTGCTTGCTGTCCGAGTACGTAGGTGTTGTAAACACGTGCCAATGGGGTTACTGTAAGAGTGTTTGTTCCAACAGTACCTGAGTTAGCAACAGACACTGTAAGTGTAGTGTTTGTTGTACCAACTGAGATTGCTGTAATCTTAGCGTTAGTTCCTACGTTGGTTCCGGAAATCTTATCTCCGACCTCAGCAAGACCACCGAATGCGCCGTTTGCAACGACGATTGTGAATGCACCAGATACACCACTTACTGCAGGAGCAGTAGCAAGTGCTGTTAGGTCTCCACCTGAGATTGAGTTGGTCATGCGTGGTGTCTCGATGAAACGGACACCTTCCCATGCGCCAAGCTCACCAGCAAGAAGTGGACCAACATTCTGGTACTCATGTGGTGTACGCCAGATGTTGTTACCTGTCTCGGTACGAAGGTCGTGTGAGACTTCTGGGTGGATGTATGAAACATACATTCCGCCACGAGGAACAACGTTAGCAGCGCGTAACTTTGTTACAGCGAAACGAACATCGCGTCCCTTGAATGTGTCTGATGCTACGATTGTTGAC